GGTATATGAAACAAAGCCCGTGCCGCCGTAATCCTGTACGAGCATACTGCCATGCCACGTGCCTTCGTTAATAGTGCCTACGGTGTCAATATCGGCCTTGATAAAGTGAATTGTCGTGTCGCCTGTATGGTCTGTCAGATTGGTACCCGTGGCAAAACTTGAGTTGTCATATGCAGAGCTTATTATGTTCGTGCCGCCGGAATTATAGACCAAGAATTTCGCATTGGTAAAAGAGGCGTTGTTCGTGCCGCCACGAGCAAGAGCCAATACGCCGGTTGTGATTGCCCCTGCCGAGTGGTTTGGCACATCTCCCCACGAGGGTTGTGATCCGCCGATTAACACTTTTGCTGACGTTCCTACTGCCAACCGTGCCGCCGATCCACTGACACCACCAATAATCAAATCACCTAATGCCGTCATCGGAGACAAATTATCAAATGCTGTGCCGACATCGGAGCTTCCGGTACCACCCCTTGCGGTTGGCAATATACCCGCGGTAATCTGACCCGCATTTAGGCTCAATGAATCTGCACCGCCGCTTTCATGTCGATACCCATGGGCTTCCAAGCTGTCTTGATCGGCAAAATCTGCCGCAACGTACCCGGAGCTTTCAAATATTCCCGAAACGCTGTTCCAAAAAATGAATTGTTCGGTGGTATAGCTATCATTCGAAGTCCCGCCATAAGCAACCGGGATTATGCCACCTTGCCATGTGCCATCCGTAATCACACCCACGGTGTCAATATCGGCCTTTGTCATAATAACCGTGATCTCACCCAGGCCATTATATATACGAATGCCTTCGCCCCCGGTTAATGTCGTCTTATTGAGGTCGTTGTCTGGCGTCGTTTGTCCGACAAGAATCTGGCCGTTAGTAAACGTTGTATAGCCTGTGCCGCCATGAGCCGCGTCAAGCGGTATGCCGGTATGCACCGCACCATTTATATCATGCGCCGCAGCCGATCCCGCTGACCACTCTGCCTTTGACGAATCTGAAGCAACGACAAGGTATTCGCCGGCATGACCGTTTAGCGAGGGCATATGTACTGTCGAATCATTCCCGGCATGGGCGGCTATGTCAACGCCGTCAACGGTGCTGTCCACCAATACGGCTCCTGTGCCGTCCACAACAGTTATGCCCTTGCCTCCGTCTTCTGACAGCGTTAGGCCACGGCCATCGAGTGCAATTACACCTTTGGTTGTTACCTGACTGTCGGCACTGGCGGGAATATGGGTACCGCGAACAATGAGCGAATCATTAAGACCCACAATCGTGTCCGCAATGGCGGAAACGTTATCCCATTCGATCTTCGTGCCATCGGCACTGACTTGCAAGTATTTATTGGCATTGCCTGTCACCGGTGGATTGTGTTTGAGCGTATCGTCGTTCGCGTGATTGAGAAGGCCAATACGAACACTTCTCACCGGGGCTTCGTCAAACGGCGTTGTGATAATCGTGGGATGCCCGCTGACAATAGTGCGCCTTTTTTGCTGCACCTTAAACAGATAAACGCCCATGGCCGTGCCAAGATCAATAATGGTTGAATCCGCTGTTACTGTGCCGTCAAGGGTGTAATCAGAATCCGCGCCTTCCTTATACCAGACGATAAATGATTTTGTGCCGGGTTCATCGGATGGAATAAAATAAACAGTCACTTGTGATGCAAATGTCCAATCACTACCTGACGAACCCGTAGAAACGGCAAAATCAAATATCCTCGCATCGGCATTAAATGACACAAGGAACAGCATAAGGATAAGGATCAGTTTCTTCACGGCGCTTCTCCGATTACGCTTGGACGTTTGTTCTTTCATCACCTTTGGTACCGATACCATCGGCTTTGCGGTACGCCGAGTTCAATGCCCTGACTTCATCCAATACCGCTGATTGGGCTGTCGTGCGCCGCTCCTGATCACGGTCCATGGCCCATGCTTCGGCTTCGGCAAGCGTGACAACGAGTTCGTGTAGCGATGAATTCAAGTCACTCGTCACCTCCGATGTCCTGAGTTCTTCAAAACCATCGGTAACGAACTTGAATGTGCTATCACCGAAATTGCCGGTGGCTTCAGGTTCGACGGTGAATGTTCTTGATGCACCCGTATAGTCAGTCACGACATGGTATGAGGAATACTCGTCAGACCAGACCACGGTATTGTTGTAATGATCATCTACGGCACTCAAGTTCTGGTCGTCATCGCCAGTAAATGCAGTTTTTGCGGCTGCTGAGGCTTCGTTACACGTGAAGCTGTTGACAAAATGTGCCGGAATTTTAAGATAAAGCACATCAACAGTCGTTATCGCCGTGGGAAGAACATAAAGCCTGTTCTGAAAAACGTAATACAGTGGATTGTCTGTTGCCGCCGCCAAGAAAGAATTTTCGGTTTTCTTCAGATCGGTCAAATCGATCTTGTGAAAATACTTGCCGCTCGATATTTTGACGTTGAGTATGCCTTCGGAGCCGCGAAGCACATCGTAAGCAAGAATGTCGTCGATCCCAAGAACACCGGTTGTTGCCGTTTGGCTGGTTGCAAGAACCTGTAGTTCGGTCAAATAAGGGTTCAAAAGCATGTTCGCAAGTTTTATCTGGGCATTATTCAATGCCTGAATCTTGAAGCCGGCAGTAAATTTCTTCTCCTCTGCGTCCTCAAGTCTCAATCCGAGCAGATCAACCATATCTTCGAGTGTCATAATTTGCCATCCTTTTTATTTATCGGTTATCGCCTTCGGTTCCAATGCCCTGGGCGCCTACATATCGTTCATTGAGCAACTTGATCTCGGCATCTGCCGCACCCATCGCTGCTTGCCACCTCTGGAGTTGCCTGTCCATCTGCCATGCCTCGGCCTCTGCCATTGTGACGATGTTCTCATGCAGCGCTTGATTGAGTGTCGATTCAATTCCATCAACATCAAAACCGTCGTATGGGTTTGATTTGAAGAATACCGTATTTGTGCCGAATACGGCAGATGGCGCAGCGGGCAACACTTCTATGAGTCGAGTGGTTGCGGTATAATTAGTCACAACGTGCCAAGACTCTTTTTGATTTGAGTACAATATCAATCCCTTGTAGAAGTCATCAGAACTGGAAGCACCTGAGTCAGCATCAAGGACAAGCTGATCGAGTTCTGCGTTTCCCGTAACATCATACAAATAATACATTGATGGTGGAGTCTGTAAATACCATACGTCAATCGCCACAACTGTCGTTGGCAAAACATATATCCGGCTGTTGAAAATGTAGTAAAGAGGGTTCTCTGCCGTTCCCTGTAAGTACGAGTTTTGAGTGTCCTTCAAGTCGCTGATGTCAATCTGGGTACAGTATTTTCCACCCGCCACCTTCACTTTCAGGATTCCTTCGGCACCATTCAGGACGCCCTTCGTCAAGCTTGACAACGCATAATACCCTGACGTTAGTGATTTCGTGGAATCAAGATATTGCAATTCGGTGAGATAATTCCGATTCAATCTCTGGGCCACCTTCAACTGACCGTTATTCAGCGCCGTGGTTTTGAAGGTAGGCGTGAATTTCTTTTCGTCGGGGTCCTCGAGACGAACGCCCAAGAGGTTTATCATTGTGCTGACATCCATGGTGTATTAGCACAGGCGGCTATCGGGTTAATCCGACAGCGGAATGCGCTTCTCCTTTCTCAAAAGGTGTTGACATTTCGAAAATATTTTTGTATCATTTATTTGTGAGTTTGATAAGGCGGGTCTTTCTATGATATTACAGCAAGGAATACCTTGCATCGACCCGTCGGTATTGACCCGCAAAGTCAAACTCACAACCGGCGGGTCTTTTATTTGGAGTGCAATATGTTCAAGGGTTTCAAATACAGACTTTACCCAAACAGAGAACAGCTTCTTGCTCTTAATCGCACTCTTGAAACACATCGTCGTCTTTATAACAGTTCGCTTGAATGGCGAAAGACTGCTTATGAATCCGAGAAAAAGACGGTGAAATTCACTGAGCAATCTGCCCATCTTACCATCGTGCGCGCCAGTGATAAATATCTTTCGCAAGTCATCCGTTCTTCCTGCCAACATACTCTTCGTAGGCTCGATGCAGCTTTCCAAAATTTTTTCCGGCGTGTTAAAAAGAAGGAAAATCCGGGCTATCCACGGTTTAAGGGATATGGCCGCTTTGACTCTTTTAGATATGTCTACGCCGACGGTTGCCATATTAAAGACAATAAACTCGTTCTTAAATTCATAGGCGCAGTAAAGGTCAAGTGGCATCGCGAAATTCCAGAAAACGCTCGTATTACATCTGTTACGGTTCGCAAGTGTGCCGGCAAATGGTATGCTGCATTTTTCTGCAACATGCCCGATATTGCTGTGACGCCATCCACTAACCCCCCAGTTGGGATTGATCTTGGACTGAAGTCTTTCCTCGTTACGTCCGATGGTGAGCATGTTAAGGCTCCTAAGTTTTTCCGAAAGGCACAGAAAGAACTTCGCACGGCTCAGCGTTCTCTTGCCCGAAAGAAAAAGGGCAGTAATCGTCGCAAGAAAGCGGTACTGAAAGTTGCAAAACTGCATCATCATATTGGAAACCAGAGAAAAGACTTTCATCATAAAACGACATGGAAGCTTGTGAATCAATACGGCTTCATCGCACATGAAAATCTTACTATAAAAGGACTTTCTCGCGGGATGTTGGCTAAATCCGTCAATGATGCCGGATGGGGCAATTTCCTGAATATACTCCGATATAAAGCGGAAGAAGCTGGTGTCGGAATTATAGGAGTAAAACCCGCCTACACTACACAGGCTTGCTCTGCTTGCGGATGTATCCCCGACAAGAAAATTACTTTGTCTGACCGCGTGTATCATTGCGAATCCTGTGGTTTAGTGTTAGACCGCGATTACAACGCGGCTATAAATATCTTACACTCAGGACGGACTGTCCTGTCAGGCGCTAACGTAGAGGTTGTAAACTCATGCGTAGCCTGAGAAGCCGCCTCCTTTACGGGGCGGAGTAGTCACCGTAATAGGCTTTTATTTGATATATCTCTGTGTCCGTTGTCGAATTGGCCGCGTCGTCTATTTCAATAAGTATTTTTCTCGCCTGAAGCCTCACGGCATAATCGTAATTCGCCGGTGCCGCCTGTGCCGGTAACGCCACTGTTGCATCGGCATCCCGTGTCCACGTCCCGGCTGTCTTTACGGCATAAAGTTTCTCAATCGTGTACGTGTCTTCGGTCACGGCCTTGACAACGAACGATCCGTCAAAATATGCGTCTTCACTCCCCGCTATTGTCACTGAGTTCCCAACTGATAAACCATGGCCGGCGCTTGTCATTATTGTTTTCGGCGGCGGGAGGTTATTAACACCATACACCCCTATGGACGTATTCGTGCCGCTCATCTTGCCATCGGGCGCATCCGCATAGATGTTAAGTGCCAGAGCCGTTGCAGACTTATAGTTGACCTCAATGGTTCGCACACATGCTTTCCGGTCGTCCTCATCCGTTAAATCAAATATCTTCGATCTCAGCTTTATGTCAACCGATTCGTCAACGGCAAAGCTGTATACTTTCTTGTCGCTTGTCTGGTACACCATAACCTTCGCGTTTTCGTCATAATCCATCAAATTGATAGTAACACCCGAGTCGATCTTTCTCCATGCGTTAGAAACTGTATTAAAGGCGTACACGGCCCCATTGAGGTCAAATATGATCTCGGCATTGACGGGTTCGTATGCTGATTGGATGTCGGCGATCTCATCGTTAGACAATGCAAGATACACGTCTGAGATGGCTTCCGTTATTCTCAGCTTCTCGGTGGGCGTACCATCGGATGCCGCAAGGTTGTTCGGACTGATCCGATAGATGCCATCGTAATAACACACATAGACCGAATCCCGGACCTTGATACTGCCGAAGTTCGCCAAGTTGCCGATGTTGTGTGGCGACTCGATATAATTCCATCGCGCCGGTTCATTCGGGTACGTTTTGACATTGAGCGTGATGATCGCCTGTTTTTTCAGGTATACCGGGTTACCAAACATTTCATGAAGCCCGGTAATGGCACCACCTTCACGATCAGCAAACTTAATAACATTGCTTGCCGGGTTCACGTCGGCCTGGCCGATCTCAGAATAACTTCCCCAATCTGTATGCACTTCACCGATACCACCGGGATCAATGACAATATCACCTTGCCACAGGCGTCCATTTATATGTTTGGCAAAACGGGCGTTGATCTTTATGTATTTTTCTTTGCCCTTTTCATTCCAAAGCGGATGTTCCGCACCTTCCCCACTTATTCCTGTGTCCCAGAATTTGTAATCAACAGCGGCACCGTTCTCCGTTGGTAAGTAAAGACCGACCACTGGCTTAACCGCGAACCAATCCATTGCAGTCCCCAATATGCCGGAAATGCCACCGGTTAGAAGAAGTGCTAATTTATAGTTACTCGTTATCAAGCCATTGTTGAAAACTCCACCACCAACATCTACCCCTACAACCCCACCGCTATACGTGTATTTGCCTGTGTCCTCGCCTACGATAACCGTATTAAGGCCACCATAACCACCGGTGCTGCCAAATTCTTTTTTGAGATAGCCTCCACCGGGTCCGGTGGTACTCTCCCATATTTCCCATGCCGAATCCCAATAGGTTTCTGTGTTCCAATAACCTATGCTTTTCTCAAATACAAGAAACGTTCCTGTTGGCGTTGGTGTGACAATCGCTTGTGCTACGTCGCCACCCATGCTTATTTTGTAGTCGTATGTTTGATTGAATGACCATGTGTTGTCAGGCAGATAAACCCACGAAAGCCCACTATATCCGTCCGCGGTACCGCTTATGGCTTTGCCACTTTCCCGCAAAAAGTCTATTGTTTCGATAAGGTTATATGGCGGCCCATCCTGATTCGGCTGTGACCGATATACATTCATGGCCGTAATGCGCTTGTTATGGCTTGCCATGGTAATACTAAACAACAATTCCGCGTAAGTGTCTTCGGTGAAATTAATTGAGTATGGGTCGGACAACAATGATTCTTGATTGCCATCGTAGATATAAGAAAATCTGTAATTCCTGATTTCTCCTGCACCATCTGGATTAAACGAACCGTCTGACTCTAAATTATTCGTTACAATGGAAACATCCGGCGCATCCATATTCGTGGCGTAATTAAAGAAGGCCGCTGTGTAGTCGCCCGGTGTTAGATAAATACCGTCAAAGAAGTCACGATCAATATATCCGAGCCATATACCCTTCGCCTCTTGCACATTAACACTTACTGCGCCGGGGAGAAACCTGATAATGTCGCCAATTTGTACAATGGGGTTTCTGTCTAAAGCGTGGTAGAATGTTCCGGCCCATGTGACATCAGTTATATTACCTATCGTATCCCAAGCCGAACCATCCCATCCGTATATTGTAACAACTCCACTTATGGCAAGAATCCAAGCGCCGACATAAAGCTCTCCATCGAGCGCACCACCGGTAAGCCTTGATTCAATGAAAGTGCCAAAATTATGCACCTCTTCTGCCGTCGCAGCAGTAAGCTTGGCACCGATACCGAACGTCTTTATGAGCCTGCCGTTCCGCGGATAAAGATTTTCAAGCGCCGTCATGAATTTTGGATCAATATCTTCCTTGTCGGCGTAGGTAAATAAGCCCTGAAAATCCTTTATGTCGATTTTCTTCTGCGCCATTACTCACCATCCCGTTTCGTTCTCACGTTGTCCTCGATGTTGATCTCCCTC